CAGACAGCGGAAGAGGTGGTAGTACATCACTTCACGTGCGTGAGGATCTGCGCACAAGCGTATGTACAATTGGACATTGAGAATGCGCCAAAAGATCTCGTGGTCTTTGTCCCACGCTTTGACATCAGTGTCGAATATCTTCATCAGGGTGTAGTTGTTGGTAAACCATCGCAACATCTTCTCCCAACCACCATTGTAGTAGTCCTCTCCAATCGCACCAAAGAACTTGTGCGTGCGCGCGGCGTTGAAGAACTTCGCGCTGATATGTCCAAACTGCCTTCTCTCACTCACTGTGTAGACGAAGGAGTTCGCGGTAAAGACACGCGTGGACTTGGAGTACACTTTTTCTAGCTTCCGCAGCTCGTCTTTCAACGAGCCCTTCTTGAACCAGATTTCAATCTGTTTGGGGTTCAAGGTGTTCTCCCAATCGTGCTCGCAGAGGGCTATTGCGAGCTCGGGGGCCTTTGAGAACAGGCCCTCCTTGTCTCGAAAGAACCGAGAGAGGCCAAACCCGCACGAGGTGTCGCGGGCCAAGGGTTCCACTCCTTCAGAAAGGTTTCCGTGGATGGCCTCATGGAGTGTGAGGAATCTGAACCCACCGCACGAGGGTTTCAGATACTCAAAGAGAAAGGTCTCGACTGACGGATCGTACAGTCCCAGGTCAAAAGCGTGTTTTACCCATTGAACGCCCAGATACTGGTTGAGCATACTCTCAGGGTCGAGAGATGCAGGGAGATAAGCCGCCTCCGGTAGTTTTTCACCATGATGTCTTAAGTAGTCTAGGAACCTACCGTCTGCTTTCAGATCGGTGCTACTAAAGGACTGGTTGACGCTGGCCACCCAAAATGGCTCAGGTCGTGTAGGAGGACCAAAAGTCAATCCTCCGGCCCTGTAGAGAGCGAACGGGGCCACTACAGGGAGGCGGCTCAGTACCGAAAAGGGAGGGTGCTCTGATCTTGATTCAGTGGCACCATATCGGCGAAGATCGGTTGGCAGTAGAGCGGGGGCTCACCGGTTTTCATGCCCTCGACGTGGACACCGATGACACCGAGGGACGTGTCATTCTTGTCACAAGCGACGAGAAGCGAACCGCATGAGCCAGGGAAGCCGGGGAGATCAACGACGAAGCGAGGTCGTGCTTCTCCAAAGGCTTCCTCGTGGACGAGGGATTTGGGCAACTCAGTGTTCCGAGGGAGCACGTCTTTCCGCCGAGGGTCCCACCCGATATAGCGGAAGTGATGACAACTCTTATACTCATCACGAGTTGCGAGGCGAGCCTCCTTGAAAGCACCCAACTGGTTTCGGAGGGCGCTGTGAAGGGCGGAGAGGGGAATCCATACTAGATCATCACCTATGGGCAGGTGTTTGATGGACTCGGGGTCGCTCGGCAGACGGAAGGTGCCGCTGTTGGCAGCGGCAGTTCCTGTGAGCATGAGCATGTAGACTGACTCAGAGCGGAGGACGGGGAGGAAATGCTTAGGGACGAGCAGACCTCCATTAACCTTGCAGCACTGGCCCAGAAGGCGGGAATCCTTTCCCACATACATCTGGATGAGCGAATGAGAGGGGGCAGCCAGGTTGATTTGTTTTTCAACGGGCTCCCAGGGGGTCGTTTCCCACTCGGCCTTCAGAGTGTCGACAGGAGGTGGTCGGGCGACGATCGACTTCAGTGTTTCCACTGGATCTTGAATCGCTTTGCGCACTTTTGTCACCAATTTCTCATCGGTGGCCGTCTTCAATCCGAAGGTTCGAACAGCAGGCTCAAGAGCCTCTGCCAGAGCAGGTTCTTCAGTCTTGAGCTCCGAAAGGAATGTTTCGACTGCGGACGGGTCGTCCTTGTCACTTTCCTTGAGCGGC